CCACCCCAAAGATTCATTTTCCTCAGTTGCCCGTTCCTATTGATCCGGCATACGTATTTAGAGCCTCGTTTGGTAATTGATTCTTGGAGTCTTGAGTAGGTCAGGGTCCGGCCAGAAGGGAGTTTGAGTTTGAGGACTCTATCGCTCATCGCCCCTTTGATCCTAAGATCCAAGTTATTCCAGAATCTAGGAACTTTATGGAGACGCTCTCGATACAGATCGACGGCTTCTTCCGCCTCTTCGAGAGGCATGTCATACATCTCGGCAAATCGCTTCGCACCCGCACCGTATCCGCAGCCAAGAACGAGGGCCTTGACTTTGTGCCGGAGCTTCGCGTCCTCCTTTTTCAGAACTCCTTGTTCCTTTGACCACAAGCCAAACTGGATTGCGAACGCTTCGTAGATGTCGTCAGACGCTTGGATCGCGTCCATTGTTTCCCTGTCTTTTGATAGCCAGCAAAGGGTGCGGACCTCAATCTGCGAGAGATCGACTACAACCAGTTTCCTGCCTTTGGGGGCAGTAATCAGGTTACGCATGTTCACGCCGAACATCTCGTCTCTCGGCAAGTTCTGGAGGTTCAGGTTGCCACCACTACCGCTAAAGCGTCCGGTGTGTCCTCCGAAATACATGATACCACCATAGTATCGGTCGTCCGGCATCGTGGCATATTCAAAGCTATCGAGCTTCTTCTTGATCGCGTTGACTCGCCGCCAGTTTGTGACTGACTCAATCCATTTGTATTTATGCCCATTGGCCTTGATCCACCGCTGGGCATCTACGTCGGTCTTAGCCAGTGAGGCGGGTGGCTCAATCCCCATCTTGATACACTCCTCGTCGAAAGCCTTTCGACTTAGGAGAGGCTTTTCGTCTCCCCACGGAATCGCTTTCTCCGTCTCGAAAAGGAGGGCGTTGATGGTCTCCTTACTCTTGCGGAGAGCGTCAGTATCAATCGGGATTCCCCGTTGCACAATACGGCGATTCAGGACACTGATGTCCCGCTCGAACTGGGACCACTTGGACTCGTAGGCTTTCCAAAGACGAAGACAGAGAACGGAGTCCTTGATGGCATACTCTTCTACCTCTCTTTTAAAATCTTCGCTCATACCGTCCCACGTCTTACCGGACATGTTGTCACGAGTGGATTTGGAGATCTCCAGATCGAAGGCTACCGCAGTGGAGTTCTTCAATGATCTCGGTAAGCCGCAAGCAGCCGCCATATCAGCGGTGCAGTGCCATTCGGCAGGCTCTACCTTCGGCCACCAACCTTTAGTCACGCCGTAAAGATAAAGCGTTTCGTCAAAACTGGCGTTATGGCTCAGGACCGTTTGCCCTTCCAGAATCTGCCAGTCAAAATCTTTAGGGTGGCCGACCCACTCTAAACCGTCGTCCCCTACAACGCTAACCATGTATGCGTCGAAGGAGTGGTGGGAGAAGTATCCCAACGGACCTAACTTCTTGATGCTGCAATCGCGGTCATAGTAGGTCTCAAAATCTAATGCGTATATTATCATATTATTTAGTCTCTAGGCAAAGAAAGACCCACTCCGGCAGAGACATGAACCGGAGTGGGCCTGTGCTATGCTTATTCCTCTTCGCCGAAATCGAACTCAAGCGGTTCGTGAGTATCGATTACGTGCTTTAGGGCTGCCCTGACAGCCCGAAGCTTTTCGAGGTTTTGGCTAACTTGGTCGAGCTGCCCTTCAACTTCGGCAACCATGTTGTCGAGCATTTCAACTTCGGCTTTCAGAGCGTCAATCTTCAATTCTTCAGACATGACTACGCGCTCAGAAAGTTGTTTACAAAAGAGGCAACACTGTCATCCACCGTTTCTACGGTAGCGGTCAGAGTTGGGTTAAACCAAGTGTATTTACCTTTGGTCAGTTCCTCCGAAGTAAAGTTCCAGATCTTGTTGTGGATCGCCTGTCCGGTAAGAGCAGCGTTCGTTGCCAAACGCTTGTAGGTCGAACGATAGGCGTTCTTCCCTACATTGATCTTACCCAACGCATAGTTGTGGTCACCAATAGGCAACTGGTATGCGTCAACGTCAGAAGACTCTTCGGGCTGCTGGATCAACAAGGTCAACTCAGCGAACTCGGTCATCTCCCAATCAGACTCCTCTCCGATTGCGTTAGCTTGTTCTTTCGTCCAAGCGATGCGTGGAATGTCCTCTTCGTCGAAGGGGATGTTCTCCCGCCAGCCCTTTTGAGCGACGACAGGAATCACCTTCAAGGATTGGTTTGGTGGAGCGAGTTCGTAGGTCTTATCGAACAAGATAGACCCAACGGGTGCTTCCGACTCAGACATCTTCTGACAGATGTTGATTCGTGGAATCTCGATATCTTCGATATCAAGTTCGATTCCAGTTACGTTAGTGGAGAGACCAGTGTTAGCTTCGGTCTCTACGATTTCGGTTTTGGTATTAGCCATATTTTCTATTCTGTTTTGGTTTACTGACTCGCGACACTGTGCCGCTCGTCTGATGTTTCGATGATTCCTGCATTCTCGCAGTCGTCATAGAAGTCTTGTTGTTTGCTCCGGTCTACCTTTTTGGAGACCTTGGCGAGGGGGAAATTAACTTGATCCAGCAAAGTGTCCAGATCAATTCCGTAATTTTCTGCAATTTTTACAAAAGCAGCATTATCAGAGATCTTTCGGGTCCGCCCCATCGACCGTAACTTCAGGCCGTCGAGCTTCTCCCCATCCTTCAGGGCATCAAGCGTTTTACGTTTGATCGACGCTGACCAGTTCTCAACGATCTTCGCGATGTTGAAAAGCTCAGAGAGTCGGGCCGGATCGTCAACGTCGGTAGGATCGATGTCCGGTAACGTAGTATCCAGTTTCTTGGCTACGCTGATGACGAGACCTCCTAATGCAGGACACACTTCTTCGTGTTTGCAGAATCGGCAATACTGAGTCGGGGTGCATTCATTAAGTTCGGGTGTGCCGTCCTGCCATTTCGGGCGGATCTCTTCGCCAGCTTTGATCACTCGACTGAGGTCTTCGACAAGCGTCGGCAGGTCTTCGCGTTTGAAAACGTGAGATAAGGTCGCATTGTGTTGCGGCACGTAGAACGCAAAGACGATCTCTTCGATGTCAGGATACTTCTGGAATGCTCCGGTCGTGTAAGCTTTGGCCTGCCAGTTCTTCTCCGGCGGGTCAATGATACTGATTCCGGTTTTGTAGTCGGCCATGACCGCACGCTTACCGCCTTTCAGGATTAGGAAGCGGTCGCAAGTTCCCCACGTCTCAGTGCCATCTAAGGCGACCTCAACTTGGATCTCGTTTAGCTCTTCCTCGATCTCGTCGAAGTTCGTCATGAAGTCCTGCTCCATCTTAACGATCTGTTCGTAGATCTCATGCTCCTCCTCAGTATGGAGGGCAGAAGGATCGAAGACTTCAAGAGCCTCGTGGATTCGAGTCCCCATTTCGGCTGCAGCGGATGTTCCATCACGGCCCTGATAAGCAGCACAGGCGGCTACATACTTCAGGCTAGATGGAGAAAACTCCGCATGGCCTCTACTTTGGTGGTCTGGTTGGTTATTCATATATAATTTGTTTTGTTTTATTTTTGGTTCGGGGTGAGGTCACGCTGCCCCGCCAGCGATGGATTCATTACCGGACTCTCTCGGCCACACAAGAAATTTTATTTTTTCCTACGTTTCTTTTTGTTTGTTTGGTTTCCTTTAGCGTACTTACCTGTATAGAGGTGTTTAGCTTCAGAGGATGCAACACGGTCATTAGATGACCTAGTATGACCTGCGAATTTTCTTAGTACATTAACGTGTTTCATTTTATTTCAGTTGCAGAGGTTGATTCGTTTATACGCTTCACCTCCCGTTGGAGGCGGTCGCGTCTCTTGAGTGTGCGCTCAACTTTGTTGTTCAACATGAAGATCTCATCCTCAAGTAGCTTGAGTCTGACCTTCTCGGCTTCTGATAAGTATTTAGTGCTGTTGTTCATTTTGTTGTTTTCTGAATTTTCTAATAATGCTGTTTATCGCGTCACGGCCAAGGTTGAACGAACGCGCTATCAAATCTCTCGGATACCCTAAATCGGCTAGCTCAGTGATTACACGATGCCTAATGTGAGAGGATTGCATTCTGGTTTGGATGGTCCTACCTTTTGGGCCGCCTTCATCAAAGCGGCTCATTATCCATTTAGGTGGTAGGCCATACTGCTCTGAATATTTTTTGATAAGCCTTGTCGCATCGATGACAATCGCTTCCTGCATCATTTTCGAGTTCTCTTTTATCTCTGTGGTTTCCATGATTATTTGATTTCTAGCTGCTTAACATTGTAGAGGATGTTCTCAACAATCTTCTTTATCTCTGGCTCAATGTTGATCTTTTTCTCAACTGATTGAACTGCGTGAGCTACGCTGCTGTGGGATACGTATCCGAAATAGTCAGCTAGGATCTGTTGCTGTATCCCGTAGAATTTTCTAAGGATACCGACCGCTACCGATCTCGGAATTGAGTATCGAGATGCCCTCGACTTCTTAAATAGGTCTTCGTCTTCGACGGAGAATTCTCTCGCCACGAGTGATACTACTTTATCAATAATGGTCTGCTTATAATTAGTTAGTCCGGCTATTTTGTTCATTGGTGTAAGGTGTTGAGGTTTGAAGTTTTCTCTTCGATTACGCGCATGACATGCTCTTCGATAGAGCCGTCAGCGACTAAGATCTTCTGGATAGCGTCGCTCTTCGCACCGTTACGGTGGATACGGCCTAACGCCTGTAAGTGGTCCTTCACGTTGAAAGTCGGTGAGATCAACGAGATCCGTTGGCGGTTACCGTTGATGTCATGCAGCGAGATTCCGGTTCCGCCAGCCGCGATGTTGACGACAATGACGTTCTGCTTGTCTGCCTGAAAATCGTCAATGATCTGCTGACGCTCCTCTGCCGTCTGTCCACCGACAATAGCAGGGCAATCGAGCAGACCAGATAAGACCTCAGCGGTATCGGAGAAGTTCACGAACATGACGACGCTGTTGCCTTGTTCGATATAGTCCTTAGCCATGTCCGCCATGTCTTTCGCTTTCAGCGATTCAGCGAGCTGTCTTGCACGTAGCAGATTTACAAGGACCCACTCGCTGTCGTCCACCGATCCGGTGAGTAGGTAATCCTCGATGATCTCCGGCGTGATGCCGAGTTTCTCATACGCCTTCGCGATTTTTGACGCAGAGGTAAAGGCTACAGGCTCCACGAATACACGGTTCGCTTTAAAGGAATCAGGGAAGTCATCGACCGTCAGGCGTTTGACGTTCTTGTTATACATGACCTTATTGAGGTCACTGAGCTTTGACTTACGGAGTATCTCCCACGCACCCCATTCATTCTGGCTACAACCATACTGCATCATCCAGCCATACCAACTCTTGAGGCCGTCTTCGGACTTGTTCAGGTTGTGGAGACCCAACGCGAACCCGATTGGCCGCATCTCTGTGGGGTCTTCCGCAGCAGTCGCGGACATTGCGTGGACGGAGTAGCCTTGAGCTACGAGCGAAACCAACAACTGGGCGTTCTGCGTGTAAGGCCCTTTGCATTTGTGGACCTCATCCACGAGCATAAGTGTGTTTTCTGGCAAGTGCCACTTCATGATCTTCTTTCCGCGCTTGGACATGAAGTCTGTCTTTCCGGTCCTGATCTTCTCGTAGTTGAGAACGAACAACGGTTCGATGCCGCACTCGGCGAGTTCGCGTTGCCATGAGGGTATGACCGCTTTCGGGCAGAGGACTGCCACTGGCCGCCCTAAAACTTTCGCAAGGTGGCATGCGACGATTGTCTTACCAGTTCCGACGTGGCTCGTGTCTAGGGTGTTCGAGCCAGCTCTTTGTTTTGCGATAAAGAAGTCGAAGGCTTCTTGTTGCTTTTCGTATAGTGTCTTCATTTATTGTCTATGCACAGACAAATAAATGACGATCAATAATCCGTCCAGAAAATTCTCAACTTTTTTTTCCAGACCAGATGTAGGTGGCAATTAGGTAGGCATCGATCATGCCGTCATGGGGCTTCCGGCACCTCTTGTTCGCGAGCCAGTTCTCGTCCGGCGCAAGCTGTTCAGCCATTTCTAAGGCGGCTTCTTTCGATTTACCTTTGGGTATGCGGCCCAGCATATGCTTCTGCCACTTATGGACGCTGACACGCTTGACCAGATAACGGTGGCTTTCAGCCATACCTAAAAGTTTGCCGAATGAGATCGCCATCGACCGGACGGCTTGGCTGCTTTTCGCGTGTGCGAGCGGTTCTTCAATTGCTAATTCAAAGGAGGAGTGTAGATCTAATATCCACTGATTGACCTTACGGATATCCACCTCCTTTTTCTTGGATAGCTGGATGGTCGGCATGCGAGTCTTCGCAATAACAACACCGTCAAATGTAGATATTGCACAAAGTCCGCCATCGAGTCCGTTGTCAATTCCGATGATTAGGTCAGTCATATAGGGTGTTCAATGAATGGAGAAACAGAAGCCATCGTCCGGAGATCTCCTCCGACTCTATTCCCTACATAACTACTCAAACCCTAACTTAGGGCAGAGAATGTTTTGGCATTTATCTTCAGTCTCGACGTCGCCGCCGCAGTGTTCGCAAAGATCTTCTCGTTCTTCGAGAAAAAGGGCTTTCGCAAGAATCGCATAGTTGACGAGATCTTCGCAAGCGTCATCAACTGACTCGCCAGCAACCTTCAACTCGCCGTCGTTGACGAATGACTTAATCCGCATGAGCTTATCCTGCATCCGCAACAGTAATCCGGTGACCGGATGAAGACCTAAAGATTGAGCGGTCTTGAAGTTCGCGAGTGCATCGACGGTGTTTTCGCCGCCGCAGTAATCGCTGTTCTTCGCCCGCATAATTTCGAGCGTTTTCTTACACGTCTCTTCGTGTAAACGGAATAGGGTTTCGGGTTTCATAATACTTCTTCCATCTTATCCCACAGGATCTGGAGTATCTCCTCTTGCAGTTGTTCGGCTTCGGGAGAATCGTATCCAAATTCTTCGATGTGGTTACTGAACTCTTCTTCTTGGTTCAAGAGAAACAGTCTTATAATATCTAACTTCTGCCAATCTAATTCTGTATTCATTATTATTTCGTTGGTATTGAGTCTCCCCTAACCAGAAGGCCATCGCCCTCAGCAGGGACGAGGACTCTGATTCCTTTTGGCAACGCCTGCAAGTAAAAAACTTCTTTGGCGGTTTCTGGGATCACTCGATACCAAAGGCCGTCAGCCTTATCGACCGGAAAACGGAAGTCTGCACCGTCATCCACTCGCGTGATGAATTGAGGGTTCATTTCTGGCTGTCGGTTCTTAAACATCTTGAGCGGTTGATTAAATCTCTTTTCCGGTATCTCCGTCAATCGTTTTTTTCTGCCTGATCGCACCCCCACCTTTGTCGGCTTTCGAGTTATTCAGGATCGAGATGTCGATTTGCATCTTACTATTGCCACCACCAGTCTTGGCGTTTAGCCCTAAGTTACGACGGATGAGCTGGTCGAGTTCTGACATCTCGCGGATCGTCTTCGGACCACGCAGCGTTTTCATTGAGTCCCTCAGCAACTTAATTCCGGCTGCTGCTATGTAGTGCTGGTATTTGTCAGCGGGGGAACTCTGCGCTTCCGCGATCTCGTTGAGGTCGAGGTCTTCTTGTTTCGAGGCCCTGAATCTTTCTTCAACGATTGCAGAAGATATAGTGTCGTTAAAGTGGTCGTCGATATCTTCTTTGAGCTGGTCTGTGTCGGCATCAGGCTTTTGGTGTTCTTCTTTTATCTTGGTATTGTGAATTAAGTTGTTGAGAACTTTACCGTCTGCTGTGTCCCCATTCATCTTCGGGGCAACGCCATGCTTCCTCAGCCAGTTACGGACAGTGTTGCGGTGGACTCCAATGTGTTGACCGATAGCAGAATTACTGTAACCTTCTTTGCTAAGTCGTAAGGCTTCGGCCTCGACTTCTCTAATGGGTTTTTCAGACATTTATTAAATTATGCCTACAGAAGCAGACAAGCGCAAGCGCGTTCTAGAGCCGCGTATCGACCCAACCACCAAGAAAATGGATGTCGGCGGGTTGATGATCCAACCGACCAGTCTCCTCACTGCTCTGCTATACGGATTCGCCCACCACCCAAACGGTAAGGCGAAAGAGTTTTACTTCTGGAGGATCTGCGACGAACTCTGGAACCGCGAAGACCTACCGGAACCAATGATGGTCCGGCACCCTTGGGCCGAACAGATGGTTCGGGCTGCAATTAAACACAAGTATCTGGCGATTGGCGGCTCTGCTTCGTCCGGTAAATCCCACACAATGGCCGCATGGGGCATTGTCCAGTGGCTCTGCCAACCACGCGACACATTGGTCCTGATGACCTCTACGACGCTACGGGAAGCACGAAAAAGGATTTGGGGTTCAGTCATGTCACTCCTCTCAGTGATCGATGGTGCGCCAATCAAGATTCGGGATTCAATCGGAAACGCAGCGTATGTCGATGAGAACGACACGCTTATCGAAAGAGCTGGCTTATCACTTATCGCGGCAGAGAAATCCAAGACACGCGAGGCCATCGGTAAGTTCATCGGTATCAAGCAGAAGCGCGTTATTCTGATTGGTGATGAACTTTCAGAACTTTCTGAAGCTATCCTAAATGCCGGACTTACGAACTTGTCGA